GCATTGCAATATCACCACCAGTATAGACATCTATCATGTCATTGTGATTATAATGAATATATGTATTACCACTTAAGCCATCTAAATACAAATATGAATCAGCTTGACCGCCTATACCCACTTTGACATTTGTCGTATCTACAACAAAAACATCACCGCCATCAGAGTTCTTTCGGACAAGAAAGGCTTCTGTGTTGGTTACATCTATTGTGGATGTGCCTTCAATTACTTCTGATAGCGAAAGTCCTATTCCACCAGAAACTGTTAGATCACCTGTGATTGTAACATCACCATCCATTGTTCCACCATTGCCAAGATTCTTGACATTGGATTGCCCCATTGAACCAAACATATTAAATCTCCACCATTCTTACTGCACCAGTAGTTGTGCTGGTAGAGTTGTGATTAAAGTATATAGTGTCACCTAGTCCTCTAGGTACTGTAATAAAAAATTGTGTATTAGCTGGTATTATTAAATCGTTACTAGCATTAACATTAGATTCAGATGTAGTAAAGTTGTAATATATTTCAACTGCTGAATAAATACCGATTGTTGCGGTACTAGCAGTTAATAATTTGTGTTTTGTATTTGCAACATCTGCTGAACTGCCTGTGGTGACTGCTGAAGATACTGTCCAAACTCCTCCAACTGTTGCATTAAGTGCCTCCTGTACGGAGCGTTTTTTTAGGTGTGCCATTTTCCTTCCTCTCTAAGCCTGACAATAGCGTGAGCGAGACTATGCTATGTCGTTATTTTTTAAGTTTTTTCTTTATTTTTTTGACTGCTTTTTTTGCAGTAGTAGGTGCTTTATAAAGACTCCAATCAGACTCACCCATCACTCTTTCATAGCCTTTTTCTTTTAACCACTCAAGTTTTTCAGGGTGTTTTTTAAAAGTATCCTCTTCTAGTCTTTCTACTTTACCTTTATTTGGTTTTTTCCAGTATTGCATAATATCTCCAAATAATTAGGGGCAGGGCAAACCATACCCCTAATATTTTATTATCGTTAAGCGTTGCGAATCTTCAGACCTTTCTTGTTGTCTGTGTCATCTATTCTCTTAACTCCATATAGCAAATCAGCAACCACTTTAGTACCAAGTGCATCTACAGAATATTCTGATTGCACTCTGACTTCTTGTTGAAATGCTGTTGCTACAGCGGACTTATGAAAAATTGCACCAGAGATTGTATTTGCTCCAGCACCACCTTCATCTGCTTTGTCGATAGTGTTTGACATATATACATCAATGCCATAAAGCGAACCAACCATACCAGTACGAAGTCCTCTGTTACCCTCTCCAACTGCATCATTTCTGATAAAGTATTGAGCAACTCCAGAAGAAGGATTTAGAATATCAGCAAAAAGAGTTGGATTAACAACCATTGCACATTCTCCATCCATGTATGGAATATCTGCCTCACCTAAAGTAGCCAATGCTTCTTCAAATTTATCGGCAGTTAGTGTATCGTCACCGCTAAGATTTAATGAATCCTCTAGTGATTGTAGCTCACTCCAAATGTCAGAATCAACTTGACGAGCAAGAGCTTCACCCATCATCTTTGCATACTTTTCTACTAAGTCAGCTTCGGATTGAATTAATGCCACATCTTCAAAAAGTTTTGCGACATATTTGTGTTTATTGACAGTTAGCTGAGTTTCTGTTGTTACAGTTGCATCATAAGATACATCTGAACCAGCAGATTTATCACTCGCACTAATAAGACTCATTTCAGGAATGTGAAGTACATCGCCATATCCTTTTCCAGTAAAAAGTGCAGAGTAATCATCTACTAACCCACGAAAGACTGTTTTTCTTTCAAAGAACTTGTATATACCATCTGCCCAAATTTCAGGAATGAAATGCTGGTCTGTTGTAGTCGTTACAGGACTACCTTGATAATGTTTAGCCATTTATATTACCTTTTTATGTATGACTCCAATATTGCTTGCCAGTTATTCCTTCTTTCTTCTCCTGTCATAGCAGTCCAGTCACCAACTTGTTCTGTAGGTACTGTTCCTTTTCTGTCAGGTGGATTTACTTTTTCAGCTTCAGAAAACTCTTCAACTATATCCAAAAGAACTTCTGTTTCAACATTGGAAAATTTTTCTCGTTTAGACTCAGGAAGCTTAGATAGTGCAACTTCTCGAAGTTTGGCATCCATTGATTCCCATTTTGCCTTAAAAGGCTTATAGGATTCAAGTTCTTTAGCAAGTTCAGTATTAAGTTCTTGCCATTTCTCCTCTTCTTGGAGTTTTGCACGCCTACCTTCTTCCTCTTTAGCTTTAAAAGATTCAAGAGACTCACGAAGCTCATTTCTTTCTGAAATAACTTCGTTTAATCTTGAAATTGGTACATTGTTTTCGTCTTTAGTGACGGATTCCTGTTTTACATCTGTTTCGATGGTCTTTTCTTCAGACATTTTTACCTCTTAAGTGAGTTAGTGAATATGCAAGAATTGCCCTTGCATTAAAGTTACGCTACAATGTAAGTTGTAAAAGTAATCTAATGCAAGAAAAAAATTACGATTTTAAACAAAAGTGGTTTGAATATTTAGGTTACAAACCGCATGATGGTCAAATTCCTCTGCATTTCCCTAAAAAAGACAATGCCAGATTTCAGGTGGTTGTTTGTGGAAGGCGATTTGGAAAAACTTGGGCTAGTGCTATGGAAGCTACTTATGTAGCATCTCAACCAAACAAGAGAATCTGGGTAGTTGGGATGTCGTATAAAAAAGCTCGTTTGATATTTCGTGAGATTTGGCAACGAATGGTTGTTGGGCATTCTGAAGATATTGACAAAGCATCAGAAAAAGATATGTACATCAGATTTAAATGGGGTACTATCGTAGAGGGAATGTCAGCAGATAACCCTTCAAGTCTTGTAGGTGAAGGTCTTGACCTACTTGTAATTGATGAAGTTGCTAAGATGAATAAAAAGATTTGGGATATGTATTTATCCCCAACAGTAGCAGGAAGAAAAGGTAAAGTTATTTTTATTACTACCCCAGAAGGGAGAAACTGGATATATGATTTATTTAAACTTGGGGAGCATGACCCATTATGGGAAAGCCATACATCTCCATCATGGATTAATCAGTATGAATTTCCATTGGGGCTAAATGACCCTGCTATTATAGAAAGAAAAAGAAATATGTCAAAAGAACTTTTTGGTCAAGAGTTTGGAGCAGAGTTTTCTGTGTTTGAGGGAAAAGTGTGGAACTTTAATAGGGAGCTTGATACTGGAGATTTTCCATATGACCCAGACCTGCCTACATATTGTTCGATTGACTTTGGTTATCGTATGCCAGCAGTAATTTTCTTGCAAACATATTGGGAAGATGATATAGAGCATATAAGAATCTTCGACTCCATCCTGCATAAGCAAAATATAAAAACAGAAGACCTAATCAAGCTAATCAAAACAAAAGGATACCCAATAATGTCTTTTTATGGTGACCCTGCTGGTTCTAATGTGCAAGGACAGTCAGGTAGAGGAGATATGGAAATATTCAGAAGAAGTGGAATAAGAATATTATCTACCAGAGATAGAATTAGCAGAAATATTGTTAATAGCGTTGCCTACACTAGAGGATTCTTTGAAAGTGCCGATGGTATTAGAAGAGTCCATGTAGACAGGAGATGTACTGATATGATAGAAGATTTTGAGGAATACAGATACCCAGAAACGGAAGATGGGAAACCAGTAAAGGAAGAGCCGATGAAAGATGGATACCATGACCACGGCAATGATGCCTTTAGGTATTTTATAATTAATCGCTTTCCAATGAGAAACCAAGAAATGAAGAGGATTCAAAGATGATTCAAAGAGTATTAAAGGATAAATTACTAGAAACAAAGCTAATGATGTCTCATGCTAGGCGAAATGAGATAAGAAAGCATTTAGATTATTATTCAGGCGTTTCAACTGAGCAATACATCAATAATTATTTTAGTGGTGATGCTTTCTCTGAAATACCGCCAAGTATGACTAATTTTACTAGAAAATTCATTAATAAAATTAGCAGAATATACAGTTTAGGTGCTAAAAGAAATGTTGGAAATGAAAGATATGGAGAATTAACCCCAACTAAAGATGTTCGCATGAAGCATTCAGAAAGAATGACCAGATTGCTAGGGACTATTGCAAATCGCGTTCATTGGAGAGATGGTTTTTTTGATTATCGACCTATTTATTATTTTGAGGCATATTTTGACGAAAACCCTTTTACCCCTACCGCTATAATATATCCTTTGCTAAATAATAGCTCAGATTTATCCAATACAGATAATCTTCAATGGGAATACTGGGATAGCGAGAAATACGGCATAATGAATGAAGATGGAAAGATGACAGAGGAAGTAGAAAACCCTTATGGTATGTTGCCATTCGTCTTTACTCACAGAGAAGACCAGCTTGACTCTTTCTTCGTAGAGGGCGCTAGTGATGTTGTAAGTTGCAATGAGCAAGTAAATATTGCCTTAACTGAAATGAATCTAGGCATGAGATTCAATATGTTTGGTCAGCCGTGGGTAACAGGACTTAGAGCAGATCAAAGTATGTTAAGAACTGGTTCTAATACTATTCTCGATATGGGAGAAGATGGTGCATACAATATAACAAGCCCAAGTGGGAATATACAGGAAGCAATAGACAATATTAAGTTCCAAATAGAACTTGTTGCATCCAATAATCACTTATGGATTCAATGGGCAGAGTCTGGTGGAGAAGTGCCTAGTGGTATCTCATTAATGATTAAAGACATGGAAAGAAAGGAAGATTATTATGACGATATTGCTTTATGGAGACTTTACGAGCAAGATTTTTACAATGTAGAAAGAAGAATAGCAGAATATAATGGAATTTCTCTTCCAGAAGAGTTTGGCGTTGATTTTGAAGAGGTGGAATACCCAAAAACAGTTCAAGACCAGATATTAAAGGATGAATTTGATATTAAAAACAATCTTACAACCAGAGCAAAGATAATGGTTCGTGAAAATAAAGACCTTACAGAAAAACAGGCTCAAAAATTGATAGATGAAAATAGGAGAGTAAATGAGCAAGAAAACAGCCAGTCAATCTTTACGCAATTCCGTCAAGGAGCTGGACAAAATCAATAATGTAGAGTTTGAGTTTGAAGGAACTTTACAAGAAATCATAGAAAACCCTATCGAGTGGGCAGAATTACAGGCAGAGCGTGTTATTGCCGATAATATTGAGAATTATTTAAAATCTAAAGAGTTAGGGGAGAAATTCTGGGATGAAATTAGAAGTATCAGTTAATTTTAACTTTGGCGAACTTGCTGGCAAAACAAAAAATATTATTGATGACTATTTAGAAGAATTTGCCAAAAATTCTGAACAAATATCAAAAGAGGTTATTGATAGTGGAAAACTTGCCAAATTAAAACCAGCAACAGAACGCTGGAGACGTTCAGAGGGATACCCAATAAGCCCCCCTCTAAAAGCAAGTGGAACACTATACAAAAGCATAAAAGCAAAAGGAAATACTTTGTCAATGAGAAAATATGGCAAATATCACAATGATGGAACAGTACCTACAACTGTTGCCAGACCATTTATAGCTGGCATAGGCGTATCAAACATTAAAAGCAGACAAAAGTTAGACAAAAAGTTCATGCAAGACATACAAAAAGCCTTACGCTCTAACAAAAAGGTTGTATCACTAGGTTAAGAGGAGCTAGTTTATGGCAAATGATAGAGAATTAGATGAAAAAGATAGAAGATTACTTATTGAGATTGCTCTTGGACTGTCTTACGACATACGAATTTTCTCTGAAAGACTTGGACAAGAAATTGACCGACTTACAAGAAGTGGTCTTGATGAACAATCAATTATTGGGGTTCTTAAGCAAGACCTTGCTACCAACGGAAGAATCTTTGGGGAATTACGAAACTCCATTAAACGAGGAGTTACTGGAGGAATTAATCAAGCATTCCGCAGAGCTGGAGAAATGGGGCAAGGCTTAAAGTGGATTGCCGTTTCTAAAAATATTTGCGATGATTGTCGCTCCAGAGCAGGTGAAATTGATACTTGGGAAGGCTGGGAAGCCAGAGGAATGCCCGGATCTGGATGGAGTATCTGTAAGGAGTATTGTTATTGTCAGTTAATGCCCGAATCCCTGAATATAGACGATTCTATAAAATTATGAAGAAATTTACCCTACTGACCTGTCTATGTGTGAATTGTAAATGGACATGGGAAGTATTAGGGGTGGAAATCGAAAGGGAGCAAGAATGCCCCGAATGTAAATCGTTTGATGTCTACAGCTTTATCAAGAAGTAATACTTAATGCTTTTTCTCTTGATTCTATTTTTTCCTGCCAAGCCTTTCTTTGTGCTGGGGTTTGTCTTCCCTTATCTGGCTTTTCGATGCCTACTCTCTCAGCCCTCTTTCTCCAATTCCTAGCTTCTCTCCTTTTTTCATTCTTTCTATCTAGTCTTTTTTGTTTTTGAGCTGATTCCTTTTTAGTAATAGGCTTATCTGGCACAATAGGTCTTTGTGGCATAACCTCATAGTCCACATCCATTATCTCTGCATCCTGTGTGGTAAGAAATTTTTCAAAAGGACTTTTATGATTGGCAACCTCTACACGCTTAATAAGTTTACCAGAGTGTTCTAAGACCAATCTACCAGCCTGTACATTCCCTGCTTCCGCCTCACGAATCATACTATTTAATATTTTAGGCAGTTTAGAACCAAATGTAACCATGTATTTCTGGTAAAAGACCTCAACAAACTCTGGGTCTTTCATCCATCGCTGTATAGTAGATACGGCAACACCTGCTTCTTCCGCTACATCCTTAATCTTAGCCTCTGGGTCAGTAACCATCATATCTATAGCTATACCCATAGAAGGCTTTAACTTATCTGGTAGGTTCACACTCATGGTATATTATACGGACTTTTTTATTTTGATACAAGGGTTGTGGACTTTCTTTTGGACTTTCTTTCGGAGTGGTGGCATAAGACTTTGTTTTTATTTATTTTGAGGGGAGTGGGTAATAACAAACCGCTCAAATCGCTCATCCGCCCCTACCCCTAAACGCTCATAACGCTCACCGCTCAAAACGCTCAAACGCTCATAACGCTCATAATAATTGGTTGGGTGGGGTGGTTGTGTGGACAAATAAAATTCCATTCATAAAAATAATACTTGACAATCAACAAATCATTCCAATTCTTTTTTGATCAAATAAAATAAATTACTTGACATTTGAGTATTTAGTCTAATTGCAATTTGTAGAAAGTTCTTGACATTTGCTTAATCACTCTAATTAAATGTTATGCCTATTATCAGAATTAACTTGACTCTATCCTATTTCTTTTGTTAATAGCATAATCTATGCCCTTTGTCAATAGTTAATTTTTAGACTCTTCTGGAATCAGCCGAGATTTGACCGAGGGAAAACGCTCTAAAATACCCTTAAAACGCTGTAAAAAACTTTTTTAATACATACTATCAATTACTTAGAATCTATCCATATTGACCACATTTAGAGCCGTATAGAGCCATTGTAGATAACTGCCCTTGATTTGGTTAGGAATCAGCCGAAACAGTACAAAAAACCCCTAAAAAATAGGGATTTTTTTCCCTCTATATATAAGGAGTCAATAGAATGTTACATCTTTAACAAAAAAAAACTTGACTCTAATTTGAATTACTGCGACATTCTCTATAGATATTGAATAAAACAACCGCCCTTTGAGGGTAAAAGGAAATAAAAATGAATATACTACAGATTAAAAATCAAAAGGATGCCGAGGAAGTCATCAGGATAGGTTTAACAGCTAACAAAGTCGATGCGAGTCTATCTAAGGTAATTTGTTTGGATGTTTTAAAATCCGATAAGAATGGACAGAGTACATTCACGAAAACATTCGACAAGATGTTTAAGAATGGGACACCAGAAGATAGAAAAGAACTTGCCGACTTCATGCGGACAAAAGTGCAAACCTTGATTAAAGCACCTGCCACCCAGAAAGAAATTTTGGGCGATGGTCACAAGGTTTCTAAGGTCACCATGAAGAAAGTAAACTTGCCGATGTGCGATAATGATTCCGATTTTTTTAATTTGAAAGGCGAACAGCTTATCTTTACTGAAAAGCCAGACCATAGATCTGTTAGAATAGTGGTTGAAAGAAAAGAAAAGAAAGAGCCAAAGACATTCGAAGAGGAGCTATTTAAACTAATGGAAAGGCACGAAAAGACAGTAGAAGACCTATTTCCAATAATAGAAAGTCAAGGTATTGAATTTCCGCAAGTAGCATAACAGAGCAACGCCACCAATTAAGCCGACTCATACAGTCGGCTTTTTGGGTGAAAAAAGGATTTAAAAAAGATTTAAAAATGAAATACTCAGAAATAGCAAAAACGCAAGAATACAATTCAGATAAAAACTGTTGTACAGTAGTTGCTTCATCAATCGCATTTAATGTGCCATTTGATGAAATGCAAAATTATTTCTTTCAGCATGGCAGAGAAAGAAATAAGGGTTATCATATGTATAAAATAATCCCTGAAATATCTAAGGACTACGGGTATAAAGCTGAAAGATTCGACAAGGTGTCAAACGGATATTATAACAGTAAAACAGGGGAGAAAATACTTAAAGACACGCCCTCATTAACTGTGAAGAATTGCACCAAATACCTAACAAAAGGAAATTTTATTCTTGGTGTTCGTGGTCATGTTCTAGCCGTTAAAAATGGCAAGGTCGAAGACTGGACAAGGGATCCCGAGTCAATTAATTATAGAGTTAAATACATATACAGAATTACCAAAACTAATAATGTTAAATCTTTAACAATAAACAAAAATCCGTTTGAAGAATTCGGATTATAAAAGAATGAGAAAGAAAATAAATCATAAAATAAAAGGACATTCTATTTTTAATGGTTACAAACAATATAGTGTTTTCTGTACCCATCAAGAAGGATTAGTACCAACCATTCACGAGCCATATATAGACAGCTACGAATGCGGTGGGTGCAATAAAAAATTAAAAAAATCTTTATTTAATAAAGAACAATAAAAAAAAAGGAAAAAAGACAATGAAACAATCAATAAATCAGTATCAATTTAGACAAGCTTTCCACGAAATGGGAAGAGGTGAACAGTTTTCTTATTTTGGGCTGAATGCTTTATATTTTGCCCTTGAAGAACTAGAGGAAGGCACGGGCGAAGAGATGGAACTTGACGTAATCGCCTTATGTTGTGAGTTCACAGAATACGAAGATTTAAAGACCTTTAATCAAGAATATGACCAAGAATGCAAGACCATCGAAGAGGTCAGCGAATTAACTTGGACTATTCCCATTGACGAGGAATCTTTTATAATTAAACAGTATTAATACTACTGTATATTAAAAGCCCTTTCTATGAAGGGGCTTTTAATTGGGCAAATGGTTTCTGAGGGGTTCGATTCCCCTCCTGCCCACTCATAAAACAAAAGGACAAAACAATGACAAAAAAACACTTTGTGCAATTAGCAGAGATTATATCTAATAATATTCGTTATGATGGTTATAATGATTATGGCATTAGGTATGATAATTTCATTGATGAATTAATAAAGGTTTGCAAGGAAACAAACCCCTTATTTAATGAGAAAGTATTTAGAAACGCAATCAAACTCAAAACATTAAAATAAACTAGAAGAGGAATAAAATGCGACTATTTGAAAAAATGCTTTTTATAGCAATTATGACAACCTTTACAACGGCTCTTATAATTGGTTTGTCAATTTTATTGGTAGTGATATTAATTTAAAATGTTAAACATTTAACAAAATAAAAGGAAAGTAAAAATGGAAAAAATACAAATTGATGAGGACTGCCAATTCTTAAAAGACATTGAATCAGAGCCAAATTATAATGGAGTACCTTTGGGGGTTTATAATTTAATAATTACTATAGGTGCTTTAAAACTTTGGAATAAAGAAATTATAGGTGTTAAGACTAGAAATTTTAGATTAAGAGATGTGAAAAAATATTTTGGGATTTCTGGCAATGCTAAAACATTACTTTATAAACTAGAGACTATTAACAAGGTTATAAAAGGAGATTTATAAATGAATTCAAATTATATTGATAAAATTCCTATAGCGGTTTATATATCAGCCCTAAAATATATTGATAGCAAAGAATATGAATTATGGGATAATTTGCGAATCGCTGAATATAAAAATAAAGAAAGCCAAGAAGAATATGAAAGGATTAAAAAGGGCGGTTGTTGCGGATTTGAAGATTATATCTGGATTCCTTTCGATATACAAGGTAAAAAATATTATTTTGGCTTTAACTATGGACACTAAAAAAGGGGTTTTAAATAGCTTGACTATTATAAATAGTATTAATAATTTAAACCAACAAAGAAGAGCTTATGATTGATTTTATAATAAATGGTGTACTAACCAACCCATATTTTTTAATAAATATTTTTTGGATGGCTACAGTTATAAAAGTAGCAATGATTTTAACAAAGGAGAACTAACAATGTATATAATTGAAACTATATTTTTAGGTCTTATATTTTGTCTGCCTATGATTTGGGTAGTAAAGTTGAAGACTGAACTTAATATTGCAAATCGCAAAGTTGAGCAATGGCGAACACTTGCAATTAATACAGAATTTAAGATGAAACAGCTATTGGATAAACTTGAAGGATAATCAATTATCTATAAGCTTTGACCTGACCAAAAAACAAATGATCAGAATTCTTAAAGTTTATAAAGCCAATTTGGCTATTTCAAAAATGAATACGGACTTTTATTTACAAATATTAATAAATGAGGAAAGAAATGCAAAGGATTAAAAGACGAACAAAGAATGGTATAAATGGCGAAGGAACGCTCACAGATTCATTAGTAAAGTTTTGTACAAAGTGTAGAAAGTGTTACGAGATGGTAAAAGCAGATTATAAAGATGGCGAAACTGTTTATAATATTTGGAATTTAATGTACTTAAAAGATTTTCCCTCTTATGGGAAAGAAAAGAAAACCTGCAATTATTGTTTAGGCAAACCAATTCAAATAAAAAAAAGAAAACAGCCTAGATGGTAAATGTTAAATGTTTAACAAAATAACAAGGAGAACAAAATGAAAGATTATTACCAAAATAAAGATGAGCAATTTCAAAACGATTGCAATGCATTAAATGATTTTTTAGGCAATGCTATGGATGAATTTGCAGACAAATTTGAAGACATATCAAAAGGAGAGCATGGTGAAGCAATAATCACTTATGTAATGCCAGTTGTGTTAGTAAAACTTGTCGCACAACACTTTAAACATTTTAATTATCGCAAACCCGAACACATATTGAATTACTTAAATTACATTAAAAGTGTGCTTGTAGAAACTTGCGATGACTCAGATGAATTGGACATGATAGATGACCTAGATTGTAATAAACAAGGGGCAAACGCATGAACGACCACCTGAAGAACGAGATATTTTTATATCTTGAAGATTTGTTAGATTCAAATATAACAAATATGTATGGAGCAGTTCCTTATATTGTAGCTGACTTTGAAATATCTAAATATGATGCTCGTAAAGTTTTAAAAGAGTGGATGAAAAAAGGAAAAATAGAAACATGAATAAGTCATTTATAAAAGATGGTGTACTTATCAAGTATGAAAAGGAATCTGGAAAATTAAGATTATCTGGTGGTTCGTGGACTATAAATATGGATAAAATAAACCTTGACGATGTACATGGCTTTAAGTATATTACAAGGGATTATATCTACGAAATTCAAAAGGAAGATGCAATTTCAGGTGGATATTTTAGGGAATTCAGGGGTGAAAATAAGTTGGTAGTTCCCATAAGTAAATGGAAAAAAAGGAGTCAATAGTGCCATTCCCATTTAGAGAAAAAAAAGGTCAATTCAAAGACTATAAGAAATTTAACTACAGATGGGTTAAGGGAGTTGTTACAATACTGGAAGTATCATTCTATGCGAGAGATAAAAAAGATGCTAAACTTTACATAGACAAGGTGGCGGAAATAAATGCTAAGAATGAATCGTCAGGCTCTTAAAACGCCTAAAGCAAAAGTTCGAGAGCATTGTGCTAATTATGAAACTGGTTTTATATGTAGCGGTTGCATGATTGGAGACAAGCTAAAGCAATGGATTGATATTGAAAAGGCAGGTAAGAAATGCCTAATTGCAGAAGGCAAGGAATGTGATTATTATAATAGATGTATCAAACCAATAGTAGGCTTCTAAAATGAAACAGATAATTTATAACGAATGGTTTTTAAATGTTTCCCCATTCACTAGGGGTGGTGTTTATCCTTTTCGCCACCCCAACAATTTGGAGACAATAAATGTATAAAAGCGAATGTTGCGATGCTAGTTTAATCGCAGAAGAAGAAATTACCCAATCAAATAACCTAGAGAGTATACAAAGCACCTACATTGTAGAGGTGTTAGGACTTTGCTCGTCATGTAAAGAATGGGCAGGTTGCTATGATGACGAGGATGATATTGATTGGCAAGATGAAGTAGAATTTATAAATGATCATTTGGAGGACTAATGACAAGTGGATATTATGGGATAATCCCAAAAGAAGTAAGGTACTGTAAGGATATAAACCCCAACACAAAGCTAGTTTATTCTGAAATTACTGCCTGTTTAGATAACGATGGGATATGCACAAAAACAAATGCATTTTTTAGTAGATACTTAGGACTAAGTAAAGTTACTATTTCTAAATGTATTACCGAACTTAGAAAAAATAATTTTATATCAGTTACGATGGAATATGAAGATGGAACTTTGAAATTTATAAAAAGACATATTGTTCCTACCCCATTAAATTTGCGAAGTGAGGTAACATCAGATTCTGAAAATACCCATACTCTTAAACTTAAAGAGGGTGAAGAAGATGCCCCTCTGAAACCAAGTAAAACCCCTATAAATAAGAGACAAATGTTATTATTACATAATAACGAAATAAATAAAGTTTATACCAATAAGGCAAACTTTAATACCTACGATGAAATAAATGAAGAACAATACAAGGCATTAAATGAAATAGTAATTCATTTTTATACAATCCAAAATGAAAGATTCCCAAAAATGGTTAGAAACGGATGGGATAAGGATGATTCTTTGGTTAATGGTAGCATTAATACTTTATACGACCTAATTAAGAAAGATGGTAACTCATACGAAGAGGTTAGGGATGCTATTAATTATGCAACTGAAGATGTTTTTTACTCAAGGAAACTGCTAAACCTAAGAGTTTTAAGAGACAAATCTGAGAATGGGTATAGTAAGTTTGAAAATTTACAACATAAATACAAAAATCAATAATGGACTCGCTAATACACTTTATAAAACACCTGATAGGTTTATGTGGAGAGCCACACCCAAGCCTAATTTGGGGTGGGTTGTTGAGTTCGTGTTCGTATTGTATTTATTACATAAAATTCAAAATCAAAAATAGGAGAACAAAATGATTTTAACAAAGCTAATAGCGGAATGGATTATTCATCATTGCGATGAGCCAGTAGATGAGGTTGTTTATATACTGGATAAGGCATATCCTAGCGAGAAACTCGCAGATATGAATGAGGAATATTTGGGGGTAGTTGAATATCTAAGTAGACTAGACAGCCCTAGATATAGAAATGCCGTAGAACATTGCCTGAAAGAACTAGAAGAAATGGGGGCTAAGTAATGAAAAATATAATTGGTAGGACTTACATAGATTTAACAGAAGGAGATGCAGAAGATTTTTTATATGATGAAGAGCATACTGTCGCATGGTGTTTTCCTGTTTTTGATAAAAATAAAAAGAAAATAGGATATGTAGATATTATAATGGGTAGAAGTGTAAAAGACCCTCGTGAAGAAACAAAAAATCTTCAATGCGAATACTGGGATTTGGATAGGTCTGAACTATTATTTAACGAGGAATAAGATGACTTTTGAGGAGAACGGAATTTATCTAAAGGGAACTTCAGGACAGGAAAAGACAGTTTGTCCAGAGTGTTCAAATGGCAGAAGAAAATCTAAAGACAAATGTTTATCAGTAAATATAGATGAGGGAGTTTGGCATTGTCATCATTGTGGGTGGAAAGGCTCATTGAAAAAAGTTAAACATTTAACAAAAGTAGAATCAGTCAAGAAACCTGAACCACCCACAACTAAAGTTGATACATCCCTACCAGACAATGTTTACCAATGGTTTGAGGGCAGGGGAATTACTAGGTCGGTTGTTAATGATGCAAAAATAGGATACAAGGATAGGTGGATTCAATTCCCATTCTACAAAGATGGGGAAGTTGTAAATATAAAATCAAGAACGGCAGATAAGAAATTCAGGCAAGAAAAAAATGCCGAGAAATGCTTTTATAGATTTGATCACATGAAAGGGATGGAGACAATTATAATTACAGAAGGAGAAATGGATGCCCTTTCTTTGGTTCAGGCAGGATTTACAAATGTAGTGTCCGTTCCAGATGGGGCTACTGCTCCAAATTCTAATCCTAGCGACAGAAAGTTTAGCTACCTTATATCTGCTGAAGAACATTTGATGAATGCAGAGAGAGTTATATTATGCACAGATTCTGATGGTGCAGGAAAACACTTAAGGGATGAACTGTCCAGAAGAATAGGTCGAGAGAAATGTTGTAGAGTTAATTATCCTGACGATTGCAAAGATATGAATGAGGTCTTGGTTAAGCATGGGGAAGAGCGTATATTAGACATAGTAAGTGGTGCATACCCATATCCCATCGAGGGTGTAGTCACGATTGAGGATGTAGCAGATGATGCGATTGATTTATTTAATAAGCCTGAACATCTTGGTTTATCTACTGGGTGGATTGATTTAGATGATCATTATCGAATAAGTCATTCAGAAGTATCGGTTGTTACAGGTGTTCCAAATATGGGAAAATCGGAATGGATGGATGCCTTAATGATAAATATGGTTCAGGAATATGGTTGGAAATTTGGTATATTTTCCGCAGAGAATTTTCCTGTAAAACATCACCTACTTAAATTAGTTGGTAAGTTTGCTAAACAACCATTCTGGGGGGATAATAAAATGTCTGAAGAAGTTGCCAGAAGTTCTATGAATGTTTTAAACGACCATATTAAATTTATAGGCACTCAGGAGTCTTCAGTTACAATAGAATCTATCATGGAACAAGCTAAGATTTTAAATTATCGCTACGGATTAAATGGACTTGTTATTGACCCTTGGAATACCATAGAGCATAAATTTGGAGATGGGGAAAACGAAACTAATTATGTGTCTAGGGTATTGTCACAGTTGAACACATTTGCAAAGGTCAATGAATTACATATTTGGGTGGTAGCACACCCAAGAAAGATGGAGAATGATGCCAACAGAAGAGTAATAGTTCCATCGCCTTATGATATATCTGGTTCAGCAAATTGGTTTAATAAATGCGATAACTCAGTTACGATTCATAGGCACATAACACAAGATGAAGACTATGTTGGAGTTCATATTCACAAGATAAGATTCCAATACAAGAATGGAAAACCAACAACAGGAAGACCGCCTGTTAAATTGAGTTATAATATAGGAAATGGTACTTATGGAACATACATCGAGGAATTTAAAGAAAATCTATTTGGATAGGTTGAATAATGCAAAGTTTAATACAAGGAAGAATAGGGGGATGCGTAAAATGGCTGAGAGATTGCTAGATGAATTTGATGAGATTTGGATTAAATATAACAATAATCAAGCCACATACGAACAATGGGAAAAAGCATTGGATAAGTGGTTAAATGCGGAGATAATATGAAAAAGAAAACGAAAAAAGAATGGCTAGAAGAACAGGTTTTATGTGATGAGTGGGGGAGACCACCATCATTGGCTGATGTGCCTCTCACAGTTATGACAAGAAAGGAAGCACTTATAAAACAAGGCGGAGACTCTAAGTCGATTAATAAACTGTATAAGGACTCTGTATGAAAGTTAAAAGGTACATAGTTACCCCAGATAAACATTTTCCATTGGCAGACATGAAAGCTATTAGCGTTGTTTGTCAAGCAATAGAGATTATAAGACCAGATGGTTATATTGACTTGGGTGATACTGGCGAATGGTCATCTGTATCTCATTGGCAATGGAAGAAAAAGAAACGACCACCATTAGAATATCAACTGCCTTTTGTTACTGCGGAAATTGAACAAGTGAATAAAGGGATGGACATAATTGACGAATCTTTAGACAAGGCTAATGTAAAGGAGAAACATTTTGTTGAAGGCAACCATGAAGACTGGCTTAATAGATTTGTTGAAGAAAACCCCTACCTTGCTACGGATTTTTTGGTTAAAAACGCTATTAAACTTAGACATCGTAATTATAAATATCACAAGCTGGGCAAGATGCTTAAGATTGGTAAACTCAATTTCTATCATGGACATCATTTTGCTGGTATCAATCATACTCGCAATCACTTACTCCGTCTTGGTGGTAATATTATGTATGGACATCATCACGATATTCAGCAATCTTCTGTTACTCATATAGATGGAGTGAAATCAGCTTGGTCAATAGGATGTCTAAAGGATATGAGTGCAGATGCAAATGAGTGGCTAGGGAATAGGAATCATAATTGGCAACACGCTTTTGCTATTGTAGATTTTTATTCTACAGGATTTTTTACTGTTCATGTGGTGCAAATTATAAACGGAAAAACATCCTTATGGGGGGAACTCATAAAGGGATAGCATTTGGAATTGTCATTTATAATTAGTAATTTTAATTCATTAAGGGAGAGGAAATGAGAGCAACAGAGTTTTTAGATTTTTTGAATAGCGATGTGATTGATGATGAATTATATTCGCATATTGAAATTCGTGGCTCAGAGGGTAAATTAAAAAAAGATTATAAAAAACTTAGAAAAAAATATAGGAAGAATATTAAAATAGGAGAACGAAATGATAACACAAGGAAAATACAGGGTTGAGTTCCCTG